AGTGCATGGAACAAATAAGCAAGTACAAAGAGATGAATTGCCTTGGGCTTTGGTCATGCAAGGTGATTATAATCCAAATAATATTCCAAAGGTAAACAGCTGGGTGTTTGGTGTGTTCTTAGACGGTCGAGATGCTCAAGAACCAATGGTGATGGGTTTAATTCCTACGCAATATGCTACAATTATTGATCCAGTAAAAAATGGATGGGGCCATATTCCAGATAAAGATGGTAATGAAACTGCTCACGGATCTGCTCCGCAAGACGTTATGCAGCCACAGCAATCTCGTTATTTAAGAGGCGAATATATTCAAGAAACTCCAGTTCTTACTCAAGAAATGGGTAGAACTGTTGACGTTAAAGTTGGTGGTACGGAAGAAACGTGGGATCAGCCAGCATCTGCATTTAATACACAATATCCTCATAACAAAGTTTGGGAAACTGCTCATCATAGTATTGAATTAGATGATACTCCAGGCGGTGAGCGAGTTACAGTACGTCATAAATCTGGTTCATTTATTGAGATAGATTCTCGAGGAACTACAACAAATAAAACAGTCAGCGATCATTTTGATGTAATGGATCGCAAGCAACACGTGGTTGTTGGCGGCATGAGTACTGTAACTATTATGGGTAATAGTTATGTTTATGTTCGTGGAAATAAAATAGAAGAAATCGAAGGTGATTTAACAACTTTAGTGCATGGTAACCATATGCTTTCTGTAGGTGGCCAATCAGTTCACCAAGCAGGCGAGCAAGTTTCTGTACGAGGTGCCGACGTAAGAGTCAATGCTAATGCAGGCACATTATCAATCAATGCTCAAAAAGAATTACAGCTTTCGGGCGGTGATTTAACTGCCGGTCAGTATGGCGCTATTTCTATGAAAGCAGAAAAGATTCTCGTAGATGCTACCGACAAACTTGGTTTAAGAGGAAATACACAAGTTAATATTCAAGCTACTGCTGAATTAAATATCTTTTCTGTAGCAGTGAATCAGTTAGCAACAATTTGGAACGCTAAATCGCTAGGATCTACATTTATATCAGCTGGTGCTAATATGGATTTAGATGCTGCAGTAAGTGTAGCAGTTGGAGGTGGCGTTACAACAGATATCAATTCACCTATTGTTAACATAGATAATTTTGTAAATCTTGCAGGCGGATTAGCTCGTTCATCTACAGCATCTGCTACCACTGGTATAGCCACAGCTGACTTTTCAGTTCCACCAGTAAATCAACAGCCGTTCGTAGCAGGATCTGCAATTCCTGAAATTGCTTGGTATGCAGAAAAAGTTGTGGCGCCTGAGCCGACTTCTAAATCGACATCTGTATTACCAAAAGATAATCCGGGCTCTTATGGCTCATCTGGATATTCTTCTAGAGATCACGGCGGCGAAGGAGGAGGAAGTAGCTCACCTTCAACGATAGGTGATATCACAGCAGCAACTCAAAGTGCTGTAACTCCATTGCTTGACTTTATTGGAAATAAAGAAAGCGAAGGATATGATGATATATCAGGTTTAATTTCTCAATCTCGCTATCCTGCTAAATCACTTACACAAATGACTATTCAAGAAGTACTTGATTGGCAAGAAAGTATTGATCAATACCAATTGTCTGAAGCGGTTGGTCGTTATCAAATTATGGAAGATACATTACGTGGTTATAATAATGATAGCTCTGCAGGGCCAGGCAATCCATTATATGCTCGAGCAGGTATATCTGCTGGTGATTTATTTAGCCCACAAAACCAAGATAAAATGGCAATCATTTTACTTAATCAACGTGGATTACAGAAATTTGTGGATGGTGAACTTACAAGAGAACAGTTTGCAAATAACCTTGCAAACGAATGGGCTTCACTACCATTAGTTACAGGACCAAACGCTGGTAGAAGTAAGTATGCCGGAGATGAGGCTGGTAATAGAGCTCTTACAACCGTTCAAGAATTCTTAAACGCTATTGATGCGGTTAAAGCCGGTCATGATGCAGTACTAAGTGGAGGTGCAGGATAATGGCTTGTACATGTCAACCAGGAAAGGCGCTTTGTGAAAGCTGTTTAAAGTCTGTATACGAAAGAAACGCGGTTCCTACTGGCCCGCTTTCTAATCCTAATGGTGAATATACATTTGCGCAAGTAGAAGTTTTTGAAAAACAATTTACAAACAATATTGTTGAAGATGTTCAAAGCACTGCATTAGCCGAATATTCTAGAAAATATTCTGATTTTTATGATACAGTTGAATTAATTAACCGTGACTTTTTGCAAAGACCTACAATTAAACAACAGTTACCAAATTATCCTGTTTTAAATAAACGTTTAGAAAAAGGTGTTCTTACTCCTTTAGAATTTGCGGCGTTTATCAAAGATCAAAATTATACACCAGCAACTGCTATCATATCAAGTAATGCGCAAGGATCGAGATTCCTTAGTGAACTTGAAGATTATTATAATGGCGATTTTGCTACAAGCGTTATGGGTGGCTTTTGTTCTTTGTTTGGAAGTATATTTGCAGCTGTTGACGCTTTCTTTGATATGATTGGTCAAATTGATGGATTAGTTCAAGATGTTCTTGGGTTTATTCAAAGAATTAAAAACGTTAAAAATGAATTATTAGCAGCCTTTGAAGCACTTAAAGTAAAAGCTCTTATTGAATCAATTAAAGAAAAAATCAGTGATATGGTTGAAGGAGCTATTAAAAAAGTTTGTCAATCAATTGCTAACTTTAATGTCGAAGCAATTACTGGACCACTTCCAACTCCAACACCTGCTCAAGTAAAAGTTGCAGAGCAGGCAGAAGAAAAGAAAACAGAGTTACAACAAATTTGCGGAGATGATAACGCAAAAAGAATTAAAGAAAAAATTAAAGCTTTAATTGATTATGCGATAGGATTATTTGCAAATCCATCAGTAGAAGAAATCGTAGCTTTAATTGCTCGTATTTGCGCAATGGCAACTGGTATTGAAGGTTTGTTTCAAAAACTCAAAGATCCACTTAGTGATTTTTCAAATCGCTATGACGAAGTATTTAATAGCTTATCAAATGCTTCAAATAGAGTCACAGGTGAAGCAATTAGAGCTGGAGCGATTCGTCCTCTTGAAACGACTAGACAAAATCTAATAAATACAGCTAAAGAACTATGGGAAGATGCAGGAAATATTAGAGAACCAACATTAGAAGAATTGAAAAATTTACCTTCGTGGGAACAAATTAAAGAACACCACGATAAGTTAAGAATTCAAGGCGGCTGGACAAATCCAGATACTGGAATGAAACCAATGTGGGAAGGTTGGACTAAAGTAAATCCTATAGTAAAAGTTTTGGTTATGAGATTACAAAAGGCAGCAAAAGACGAAGGAATTATTAGTAGTTATTTAATTTTAAATAGTGGATTTAGAAGCCAGCAATACAACACTAAGGTTGGAGGAGCTAAGCAATCACAGCATTTGCAAGGCAACGCAGTTGATTTAACATGGCCAGGATTCAGTCCACGCAGTGAAGCACTTTTAGAGTTTGTATCGTTAGCACGCAAAGAAGGCTTTAGAGGAATTGGTTATTATAAAGACTTTATTCACTTAGACATCGGCCCAGAAAGATCTTGGGATAGAAGGTAAAAATGGTAGCAAGATTATTTACACCAAAGAGCAAAAAGGTTACGATCTATCAAGACTTTAAAAAGGATCTTGAGATTAGCCCGTTGTCGGCCGATTTAACTTTAAATAAAGATGAAGACGCAGTAAAAGAATCAATTAAAAATCTAATACTCACTGACCGTGGCGAAAGACTTATGCAGCCAAATATTGGTGGAAATATTACCGCCATGTTATTTGAGAATATCACACCATCAATTATGAAATTAATTGAAGATAATGTAAGAGATACGATTGCATTATATGAACCAAGAGCAGAATTACAAAACGTAGCAGTATCTTCTAATATAGACGATAATACAGTTAAAGTAAGAATTACTTTTTTCATCAAGAACGTTGAGCAGCCAATCGAACTTGATGTATTCTTAGAGAGGACTAGGTAAATGGCCAAGCTAAATATTTCAGAATTAGACTTTGAGTCAATTAAGACTCAGTTTAAAGACTATCTGAGAAATCAAACGCAATTCAAAGATTATAACTTTGAAGGTTCGAACATGAGTGTGTTCTTGGATGTATTAGCATATAATACTTTCCAGAATAACTTTTATGCTAATATGGCAATTAACGAGATGTTCCTCGACTCGGCTGTCTTAAAAAACTCGGTGATGTCTCATGCCAAAGAATTAAATTATTTACCTCGCTCTCGTAGATCTGCTCGCGCTGTTGTAAACGTAACAATTACTGATGATTCTATTGAAGGACAAACAGTTACAATTCCAGCTTATTCTCAATTTAGTACAACATTCCAAGGTACTCAGTTTGATTTTGTAACAGATAGAACATGGATTGCTCGTAAAACCGCACCAAATACTTTTGTTGCTAATAACGTTGAAATTTATGAAGGTCAAATGCTCGCATCATTCGAAAGAGAAGGTTACTTTATTGGTGATGATGGAATTCTTCGTGTTATTTTAACAAACGAAAATGCTGATACAGATTCTATTGAAGTATTTGTTGATGCTGAAGAAACAGATGACGCAAACGTTTTCTTAAGACGCAATGATATTTTTGGTGTAGGTGCTACTGATAAAGTATTTTATGTAGAACCATATTATGACGGTCGCTATACAGTTTACTTTGGTAATAATAAATTTGGTTTACAACCCGAAGCATTTGAAGATATTCGAGTAAGATATCGTATTACTTCTGGAATTGAAGCAAATGGAGCTTTTAGTTTTAATTTAGAATTAACGTCAGATAATGCTTCTGCAGAAGTTGTTACAGTTCAAAATGCGGCAGGTGGTGCAGAAAGAGAAACACTTGAAAGTATTCGTTATTACGCTCCTAAGTCTTTGCAAATTCAAGAACGAGCAGTTACAACAAAAGATTATGAAGTATTACTACAAACTCAATTCCCAGAAATTAAAGCAATCTCTGCTTATGGTGGCGAAGAATTAACTCCTCCACAATTTGGTAAAGTTGCAATTTCAGTTTATCTTGGCGAAGGCAGAGAAGGATTATCGAATACTTTATCGAGTGCTTATATCGCGTATCTAGAAGATAAATCACCAATTGCTGTGGAACCTATTTTTATTGATTCAGAATTTATGTACGGTTGTGTAAATGCTGACGTTTATTATGATCCGAAAGTGACTAAGAAGTCTGCTGGCCAAATCGAAGTAATGGTAAGAAATGCAATTTCGACATATAACACAAATAATCTTGATAATTTTGACGTAACGTTACGATTATCTAAACTTACAAAAGATATTGATGCAAGTGAAAATGCAATTGTAAGTAGTGAAACATCGGTTTGTCCTTACGTTATTTACAGCCCAGCATTAAATCAAACAGAAAGCCCATCATTTAAGTTTTACGCAAAGCTTGTAAAACCGTATCCATTTAATATTGATAGAGGATTTACTGATTATAAGCCTGCGGTTAAGAGTAGTGTTTTCCAATATAACAACGTAGATTCATTTTTCCAAGATGACGGTTTAGGAAATATTCAAATTGTTACTTCTGATCTAGTAAACCCACAGGTAGTTAAGCCTATTGCTGGTAGCATTAATTATGATACTGGAGAAATTAGCTTAACAGGATTTAAAACAGAAGGCTTTGAAGGTTCAGGTATTCGAGTTATGGTAACAACATCTATGGATGATATTAAAACCCCTGCTGGTAGAATCTTCCTTATTAAAGATGATGATGTGACTGTAAATATAATTGAATCGGGCTCAGCTCTTAGCGTTGCTACATCATCAGCAACAACAGCATCAACGTCAACTGTTACTGGTTCTACTTCATCGTCAAGTAGTAGTGGAAGTAGCGGAGGGAGCAGCGGGTACTAATGGCCG